AAAAGAACTGGACTATACATGAAGACGATAAGTATATTGTCAGGGCGCATCAGGACAGAGGCAGTGAAATGTATTATAGTTTACATAGAGTGAAAACATGTAAATTATTTTTTCTGATACTCTTTAGATATGAATCACTAATAGAATGGGGTAAAAAAGAAATAGTTGAAAAGGAATATAAACTTCTGGTTAAACCGGAATTATTTCCTTTTAGTATACCTCCACCTTTTGATATGGGAGATGATGGAAACAATTTTCAAAAACTATGAAAAGATATTACCGGTCACCATAATGGTATTGAGCTTCGGAGCATCATTTTTATATTTGTACAAGGGTGAATGGAGACATTCTTTATACTGGTTCAGTGCGGGAATGCTGAACCTGGCAGTTACAATTTAATTTTAAAAGGAGAACAATATGCCGGAAGAAACAGGAGTTGTAAAAGAAGTGGAACTGGCGAAGGTTGAAAAGAAAAAAGGCGAGTATAGGCCCAAGTTCTCCCTGGAGAAGATCCCGGACATCAAGAAATGTTCCAAATGCGGAAACAGAGGATCGTTGTTCAAATTCAATTTCCCTGCAATTAATGCGTCTGATTATTTTATTTCGTGCAGCAACGGTGAATGCAAACATTCCACAGCGTTGAAAAGAGTGATGGATTTCAAGGAGGCTATCCATATATGGAACAGAAGCTGAAAAAGTTATCGGACAGCACATATCACAGTATACAAAAATCATTCAAGAAATATTCAGGCGGCACTATAGATAATGAACTGATGTTCAGGATACAGACCGATGTCGAAAACATCTTGATAGAATCAGACGAAATGGAAAAATTCTATGTTGTCTGCGATAAAAATACAAATACTCAGGAAACAATCGATAAAAAAGAGCTACATGCTGTTATAGTATATAGTGACGGCCAAAAATGGTTGTCGGAACATCTGACTTCCATGCCGGCGGGTATTGATAAAAAACAATTAGGAGAAATTATTAAAGACAATGTACCGAAACATATCATATGAAATAGACTTCGGCAATACCTGGCAGGGTACGATAATACTGGACACATGGGACAAGGACGGCAACCGGGTGAGGCAGAGAAAAAACCATAGGTGCTATCTGTATTACAAGGACACGGTCGGCAAGCACAAGTCCATGTTCAACGATGTCATAAAGCAGAAATTCTTCAAGAACACCATATCCCGCAAGAGATGGATAGAAAACAATCCGGGTATCGACATATTCGAATGTCTGCATCCCAAGATGGAGTTTCTGCAGAACAACTACTATGGTAAGAATCTCGACGACGACTTTGCGAAACACCCGTTGAGAATATGCTATATGGATATTGAAATAGCCGTAGAAGATTGTTTTCCCGAACCTCTGGAAGCTAAATACCCAATCAATCTCATTACATTTTATGATTCGTTCACGGAGAAATATCATGTGTATGCACTGGGCAAGGCGGTCATAGACGATCCCAATGTCATATTCAACGAGTATGCGACCGAGGAAGAACTGATGAAAGCCTTTATAATGGACTTCAGGAAGTTCGGATTCGATGTCGTGACTGGCTGGGGCATTACGCATTTCGACATGATATACATATACAACAGACTGGAACAGCTGTTCGACGAGGAAGTTGCAAAATGTCTGTCGCCTGTAAACGCCAAAGTGTATAAGACCAAGATGAAACTCTACTGCGACACCCAGTACTACGATAAATTTCAATTCGAGGGATTGACGCAGATAGACTATATGATGCTGTACAAGAGAATTATGACACCGATCGACGGCAAGAAGTCTTCATACAAGCTCGACTTTATATGCGAAGAGGAACTCGGGCATGGCAAGATAAAATTCACCGGCAACTTTAAACAGTTGTATACGAATGATTTCCAAAAATTTGTTGAATATAATATTCAAGATGTGCGTCTTGTAGTCGAACTGGAAAAGAAAAGAAAATTCTTTCAGCTCATGAGAAGTTTATGCAATGTGTCCCTGATAGAATATGAAAAGATATTTGTGTCGTCCGCACCTGTTGTAGGATCCATCATACAGGCAAGCAGGAAGAAGAATGTGAAGATTCCTTATTTGAGATACGGCGACAACATAGATGAAAACGATGCTGATACATTCGAGGGTGCGTTTGTAAGGAAACCGGAAAAAAAGGCTCATCGGAAGGGTGTTGCCGTATTCGATATACAGTCTCTATATCCCAATATCATGATGTCGTTCAATATTTCGCCGGAAACTTATGTCGGCAAGATAATCAACAACGGCATTACCGAGCCGTATTTGAAAATAAAGAACGGTAGGAATCACAAGATGTCTGTTGAAAAAATAGAGGCATTGAAAAAAAGCGACAAGTACTGTGTCGCATCCAACGGCAGCTTGTACATGGCGGACAGGGAAGGTCTGATACCGTTCTTTCTCAAAGGTGCGTTTAATGATCGTCTCAAACTCAAGAACGAAGCCAAGAGAATACGGAAGAAAATTACAAAATTAAAAAAAGAGGGTACAGGGGAAGATCATATCACGGAATTGGAAGACCGGTATGACATGGTCGACACCAAACAGACAACGCTCAAGATTATTCTGAATACGACATATGGTGTACTGGGTTCCAGGTACAGCACGTTCTTCAACATGGACAACGCCGAAGCTGTCACACTGACGGGACAGGCGATTATTAAACATGCCGGTGACTATATCAATAAATACATGGAGAAATTCTCCAAGGGTGTTGTTGATAAAAGTTATAATTCTGTTATATATGGTGACACAGATTCGCTGTTCATGACCATGGAGCAGATGATAGATAACAAGTATGGCGGTACGTTCGACGACTTCAAGCATATCGTCAAGGATGTCAATGAACTGGTCGACAATCTCAACGAGTGGTGTCTGACAACATTGTCGCACGATTTGTTCAACATGTATCAGAAGGATCGTATAAACTTCGCTCTGGAATACATATGCGATATTGTCTATCTGTACAAGAAGAAGTTCTATGTCCTCCATATCATAGAGGAGAATGGCGAGAAGATGGACAAGTTCAAGTTCAAGGGTGTGTCTCTTGTCAGAAGCACCTATCCCAAATTCATGAAGGACCAGCTCAAGACATTGTACATATCGTCGATGAAGGATAATTGGAACGCTGGAGATTTTATAGGATATATGGACAGGGTGTATAATGATTTCTGCAGTCTGGGATTCAACGATTTATCGATGTATGTCAAATGCGGATGCTACAAGGACGCCTTGAATTTCATGTCGCCTATAAAGGGAACTACCGGACATGCCAAGGCTGCGCTGTTCCACAACCAGTTGCTGGACCACTTGAAACTGAACAGTAAATATGACTATGTCAAGAATGATAATTTCAGGACATGCAGTATCAAGATACCCAATGAGTACAATATAAGTGTGATAGGGTTCAAGGATGATGTTCCGGAGGAATTTGAAAAGATTTTCACGGTCGACCACAGGAAAATGTTCGAGAAGCTGTTTTTGAAACCGCTCGAGGATTTCTGCGAATGCAATAACTGGAACAAGTGGAACAGGTTCGAGAAATATGATTGCGACATAAGGGATCTATGAACGACATTATTAAATATGATTCTTTGACCGACGGCGGCGAATATAAATTATTCAACAGGCGTTCCGGACAGTATGCCGGTCAGGATGATGGATGTATTCTACTGGGTACTTTCTTCGGAAGCGGCATGCGTTTGCCGACAACTTTCAAGGAACAGTTCGAAAAGTACTACCAGGTATGCAGATTCTCCGGACTGTACGACATGGATGACTTTCCCATTTTCGAACATGATTTTATTACAATACTGGATGCCCGGCAGAGAAAATACAAAATGGCATGTGACTACGACGATGATAAAAAGGCATTCATGTTTGTATTCGACAGCAGTGATTCAAGACCTGACTGGGATTATGAGACATTCGAATTCGAACCGGTCATATTCGGCAAAGGATTTTTTTTCAAGCAGAATCATCTCATAAGCATATTGAAAGCGGTGGCTTCGGGAAACAACTGTTTTAGAATTATGTGTTAATTTTTATTTTTACAGTGAAAATATTCCGAAACTACGGTATATTAAAACAAAACCAAGGAAAATATAATGAGTAATATTGTTAAACATGCAGAAAGAGAATTTAAATCCATGGGCTGGCAGGGCGACGACGAAACACAACGATGGGTTTGTGACAATATTCTTGAACTTTTAAAAGTATTCAGTGAACAGGGACATAGCGGATCATCTGCGCAGTATGTTTTGAATCTTTTTGAAAGACTTGCCAGATTTAAACCGATCTCACCTCTCACTGGTGAAGATGACGAATGGAACGAACTACAGGAAAACATGTATCAGAACAACAGGGATGGTGAAGTATTCAAGAAAGACGGGAAGGCATATTGGATATCCGGAAAGATTTTCAAGGATAAGGATGGGTGTACATTTACAAACAGGGACAGTTGTGTGGATGTTGTTTTTCCATGGGTACACCCTGAATCTGAAATAGTCGAGGTGGATGAATAGAATGAATCCAAAGAAAATAGTACATTTTTCAGATTTGCACAAGGATGTCAAAGATGAAAATTCGGAGAAAGAACAGAATGACTGGTTGAAACAGTGCGCCGAACATGCCGAGATAGTTGTCATTACCGGCGACATATTCGAATCCATCAACTACAATGAGAAGGGTTTCAACCCATATGAATATATGTCGGCTCTGTTTGGCGACAGATGTGTGATCTGTACGTTGGGCAACCATGAATTCTATAATATGACACCCGGGCAGACAAGGGAATACTACAGGAATAAATATGATCCCGATAAATTCAATGTTCATTATCTGGACATTGTCGGCAGATACGATATCGGTCATCTTAGATTCATAGGGAATTGTCTTTTCTACGACGGCTCCATGAAGACGGTCAGCGGTCAGGACATGTATGAATGGGCCAACGGTATTTGGGCGGACAGATATATCATGGGGTTCGACTATGAAAAAGAATGTGCATTGTGCATTGAACAGATAGACAGCAACCTTGACAAGGATCATAGTCATTTCAAGATAAACATCCTTTGCACGCATGCTGTGCCTCACCATATGCTGAATGGATGGTATACCATGGACAGGCCGGTAGGCAACCTGCTCAATGCCTACAGCGGCGTGCATGACATGCTGACTGAAAGATATGAAGACATACATATGGCGCTGTGCGGACATACTCATAAAAGGATTGTCAGAGGGATACATGGCATAGAATGCTATAACCCAGGCAATGATTATGCACCGCCTTACAGGAACTGCATGATAGAAATATGAAAATTAATTAGTTATAGCTGTGAAAAAATCACAGGAACATGTTATAATAATAATAAACAGGAGAAATGAAATGGATTGGAGATCGGTAATTGTAAACGGCGTCAAATGTTTCGTATGCGAACATGGTATTGAACATCCCGACAAGAAGACATTGCTTGTGCAGAACGGTTTTGACGAGAGTAAATGTGCGGACCAGCTGAAACATAACTGCGACGGTTGCTGCATGCGTCCGGATTTTCCCGGATTCATCAATTTGGAAAACTTTAAAAAATAAGGAATGAAAATGGAGAATGTGTTGAAATCGATGTCGCTGGAAGAGCTTGCGATGGAATTCCTGAGAGTTCTTGAAAAACGCAATACCATGGCCGAGGGCGGTACGATATGGGAGAATTCCGACAAAGTTCTTGAGATCATCAATTACGAGGCGATGTCAAGACCGGGATATCAGAAAGTCATGAAGAATTTTGAAACTATTCAGGGAGAATGACATGGACGGCAAACTGGAACAGGAACTGTATGACAAGTATCCGGAAATATTCAAGGAGAAGGATGATGGTGTCAATAACAGCTGTATGGCACGGGGCATATGCTGCGACGACGGGTGGTATGATCTTATCGACAATGTATGCAGTCTGATAAAACTGCATGTCGAAGAGAGCTGGTATATCTATCCGAATTTCGTATTCACACAGGTAAAGGAAAAATTCGGATCACTTCGTCTCAGTTTCAGGTGCGAGAACCTTTCATCGGACGAATTCTTCGACAAATGTCTCAGTTCTGCCTGGTCTTCGACGGCAGAAGACTATGAACAATATGTCAGTGACTGCAAGGATGCGGAATTGAATTTCGACGGTATCATATCGCTTGCCCAGTATTTGTCCGGTGTAATATGCGAGAACTGCAGTTTCAACAAAAATGTTTCAATGAGATACAGGAGGGGCTGGGTGAAAACATTGTGTCCGGAATGCATGAAAGAACTCAGGTTTTCCGAAAAAAGGGAAACAGATGGAACAGAATGAAAAAACAATCCAGGATTATTTCGACGATGTCGTTACATATCCTTCCGGCATTATAGACAACCCCATTCCATATGGCGAACTGTGGGTATATATTTCAAGTACTTTCCTGAACGGGTTTGTCAACTACGGCAAAGTCATTGCGGCGTTTGCAATCGACAGATATGCAGCAGAAAGCGAAGTGATTGAAATAGATGAATGCGAGAACCGGTCATGGATTAAAAACACATATACAAAGAAACAGTTGAGGGACAGGATCATCAATGGTGAGTTTAAAATTGTTCACAACGATCTTCATTTGCTGCATGATGATATTATATTGCTTGAGAATATAGGTGACGGTAAATATCTCTTTGTGTATTACGACTGTGATGTTTCCGACTGCGAGATAGGGAAATTCATCACTGATGATAATGAAGAAACAGTTATACAGTCCGTGATGAACTATCTTGAAAAGTGTAAACTGGAAAATGCAGAACATGTTTTTCTGGAAGATCATGACATTGGCATACTGGACTATCATAGACTGCCTCTGTCAATATGCAGCGGTTGGATGAAATTTTAAATTCGTAGATTAACAGCAACCAAAGGAGGACGGCGATGGCCATCAGTAAGGATTTTATCAAAAATATCAGGAAAGAGACTGGAAGTGTTTCGTTTGCGGAGTCGAAGTATGTTGAACCGGACGAATGGATAGACAGCGGCGACTATAATCTCAACCGTATCATGTCGGGCGACATATACAAGGCTGTTCCGGCAGGACGTGTGACGATTTTTGCAGGGGAAAATTCCACTGGCAAGAGCCTGACTGCCGCAAAGGTGCTTTCGAACGCCCTTATTAAAAACAAATATGAAACCATATTCTATTTCGACAGCGAGGGAGGAGCATTGTATGAATTCATAAAGGGTCAGGGTTGCGATCTGAAAAAGATAGAACAGATATTAGTCGACAGTCTCGAGGATTGCACTGTCAAGGTTCTCAAGACTCTGCATGCGATAAACGAAGAAAAGAAGTTGACTCCTGACTACAAGGCTATGATCATAATAGATTCTCTCGGCAATCTGCAGCCCAGCAAGGTCATGCTGGACGCCGTTGTAAAAAGCCGGCAGGTCATGGACCAGGGTGGTCGTGCCAGACTATGCAATCAGTTTACAAGCGCCTTGACAATACCTGCTCTCAGAAGTAACACACCTGTCCTGATCATGAATTCCATATTCGACGATACACAGGCGATGTACAAGTCCAAGCTTCTGAACCAGTCGGGAGGCAAGAAGGCGCAGCATGTTGGTTCCATAATACTTCAATGCACCAAGAAGTTTGAAAAGGACGAGGACAAGAACAAGGTTTCTTTCTACAAGGGAACAAATCTTATTTTCTTCACGACCAAGAACAGGTTTGCCAAACCGTTCTACGAAGCGGAAGTATATCTTGATTTCAGCGGCGGTGTCAATCAGTATGTCGGTCTTTTCGATGTCGCTGTTCAATATGGATTTATAAAACAGAGCGGTGCATGGTATCAGATGGGCAATGAGGAAAAAAAATATAGGAGGGATGAAATATTGTCCAGCAGCGAGATATGGGAAAACGGTCTCCTGGACAAGATCAATGAAATGTCCAAGAAGGAACTTTCATATACAGCTACTGAAATCGATGAGTTGATCAAAGATGAAAAAACACAGGTTGCAGAAAAAGAGACCGTGACAGATACAGTTGAAAAAACAAAAAAATCCAGAGGAAGAAAAATAAATGTATAAAAACGATAACGATAAAGAGACAGCGAATATCGACAGGATGATCAAGCTTACGGATTTGCAGACGGAACAGCTGGTGGTAAAACAGTTTTTCAGCGACAATGACTACGCCAGTCTGATCGCCGAGAATTACGACAAGAGGATATGCAACAATGATTCATTGAGTGTCATACTTAATCTGGGTGTCGAGTATTTTAAAAAATACATCAGGAGTCCCTCGATAAACGACACTCCGAAGATTTTTGAAAATTACTGCGAACAGGACAATCCCAAGGTTGACTATGTCAAACTGATGGCCGATTTCACAATGTGTCTGGAAATGAAGATCGACGATGTTGATTTCATAGAGGATTGTGTCATAGGGTTTATCCAGAGACGTTCCATCTATTTTTCAATGTATGACAACATGAAGAGCATCGACGATAAGAAACAGAGCGATAAAGTCATAGTTGAAAATTGCATAGAGAAAATGCACAGGGTCGCCGATATTTCTTTCCACAGCAATACTGAGTTCGAGTATTACAGGGATCTGGACAGACATCTTCATGAACTTACAATAGAAAGCAAGAAGATAAAACTGGGATACCGAGAACTTGATAAGAGAACAGGAGGAGGACTTCCTGCCGAGGGCAAATACATGATGGTGATCATGGCGAAGTCAGGACTTGGAAAAAGTCTGATGATGTCGAATTTCGTCGTCAACTTCATGAAACAGAATCTGTTCCCCATGTTAATAACTCTTGAAATGCCCGAGAAGATGTATGGTCACAGGATAGATGCCCATATATCGCAGATGGATATGTATTCCATACCCAAAAATATCGAGCAGGCCAAACATAACATAATGGAATTCTATGAGAAATATCCGAGGAGCAATCTTGTCATAAAGGATTTTCCGCCCAACTCCATCAACTGTCATTTTCTCGAGCGGTATTTAAAAAAATACATACACAAGAACCGCAAGCCCGATGTTTTCATAGTGGACTACATAAGTCTTCTGCAGCCGAGCGAATACGGACAGGGCGACACTTCATACGACAGGCTGGGCAAGATAGCGAAGGAACTGAGCAGGATTAGCTATGAGTTTGAAATACCTGTAATAGCACCCATACAGATCAACAGGTCGGGATATGATTCGAAAACTCCGTCCATGAGTAACATAGCGGAATCCATGGTTGTACTTCACACAACTGATTTTCTGGGAGTATTGTCGCAGGGCGAGGGCGACCGGGAGAACAGCAAGATAACTTTCAGGGTGTTGAAGAACAGGAGCGGTATTATCGGCGAGCCTATCGATTTCGACATCAACTATAGTACATTGTCCATATCGGATGCTGATATAAAGGCAGAGGATAAGACACAGACTGAAGTCGCTAAAAAACTGGTGAAGGATATCAAAGGGCTATAAACATGATTGAAGAAATATATTACAGGTTCGATATGAAAGTGTCGGAACAGATTGTGCATAACATCGACATGGACGACTTTCAGAAGAAATTCAAGAGGAAATGCAATAACATGTTCGACGGCAATGTGCCTAAAAATATTTCATTCATCTTGAAGAACCCGGAGATATGCCATGAATATAGCAAATTGCTGGGACTGGATGTATGCACTTTCATTGAATTCATGGTGTATCTCGCACCAAGGGTGTTCAACAAGCGCATGATATCGTTTATACATGAAAACTATGATTTGAAAAAGGTATGAAATGAATGTGACACCGGAACAACTATACAATTATTATCACCGTATGACTTTTTTTCACCAGCGGTCCATTTATCCGAGACATGTCAAGGATTTTACAAAAGCCAGGTCGAATACATGGTGGGCTGACTTTGTAAAGGCATCCGAAAGAATAAACACGAATCCCAACATAGACTATAGGAATCTGGTCGATGCCCTCGCATCCACATACAATGGACGGTTTGAACCCAAACTGATGTGCAGTCTGAAAGGTATGAAGATATATAATACCTATGTGAAGATAAAAAATTGCGACTTCGACATTTCCCGCATAGAAAATGTTCTCAAGACGGATATGATGGCGGTGTCCAGTGCGATGATCGACATGGGTATAGACGACTTCGGCGAATACATGGTGTTCAACAACAGTGTCATACCCGTCGTGGCATATCATTACTCAAGCGGGTTGATAAGTTCGTTTTTTCTGGCGGCTGTTCCGGACATTCTGTCCGACATGCAGGTATACTCGCCGGACATACGTGAAGAATATTTTCAGGATTTCATCGTTAATTACAATACTTCGAGGGAAAAGATATTGAAATCGGCCATGATGAGAAAAATATCCGATAATTTTTATGAAATAATGAATAAAATTGTTAAAAAAAATAAAAAACAAGTTATACTAAACAAGTAGAAACACAAATCTCAAAAGGAGAAAACAAATGGAAGATCGTAAAAAGTTGTTCGAAGAGGACAAACAACGTGAACTGGAAAGGTTTAACAGCAAGAACATCAAGAAACCTGAAAGGGTGTCGATGTCGGAAGATCCCAGGATTGTGAAATGGGCGGCAGGTAAGACATTCCGCATGAGGTTGCTGTTTGTTCCCGTCGGCGAAAGTAAAAAAACTTTTATCCATAAGTTCATCCATACCAACTGGGACTATGAAACCCGTACCTACACATGGGTGACATGTCCGACATCCGAATATCTGGACGACAGGAACGGGTTCGATCTGTGTCCGATATGTACGGAGAACAGTGTTCTTTATGAAAAGTCGGAAACATCGCCCACCTGCAAGGAAATGTATGAAAAGATGAGACGGCAATTTTATGGTTTCGCCCTCGCATATATTATATCTGATCCCGAAACACCCGCCAACAATGGAACTGTCAAGATTGTCAAGTACGGTGTGAAAATGAGGAAGTTCCTCAAAAAGGAAATTTACGGCATAGATGAAGATGCCTGGAAGAACAAGAAGGAACAAGAGGGTAAAGAACCTGTAGAGGATGAATCCAATGAAGAAGAAACTGTCGGTTTCGGCGCTTTCGACATTACCAAAGGTTTTGACTTTATTGTATCGGTGACATCCAACCCGGCGGACGGCAAGGACTACAAGGCATATGGCTGCAAGTTCAGCAGGACACCTTCAGAGCTTCCGATTGCACAGGAAGAAATAGACAAACAGGCTGTGGAACTCGAATTTGAAAAGGATTTCTATACTTCATCTTCGAAAATGGATATTCTCAATCTGTACAATATCTATATGGCCGGCTCCGGAACTGCGGAGGAAGAAACAAACGGTATGGAACAATTCGGTGACAATACCATTCCGGCCGAATCAAATCCCGTATCTGTTCCGGAACAGAATACCGTACCGGAAACAGAAACAGAACCTGCACCGGGTCCTGTAAAATCGGATGCATTGGATCTCGGCGACATAGATTCGATTGTGAATGAAATAGAAAATAAATAGATTGTTGTTGCGGGAGGGGGTGATTGCATCTCCTCCCGGCAGCTGTAACCAACAGAGGTCGAAATGGAAATAATAATTCCTGATATAAAAATGTTCATGAATTTCATAGGGGCGATCAACAAGATTGTTCCTAGCTGTGAATTCAATGTAGGTATGGAAAAGACCGATGTATATGGTCAGATGGACAATATGACTATCAGGCTTCTCATGGAGACCACCTGCATGAAATCGTCGGACGGCAACTTTAGTTTCTGTTTTCAGGAACTGGGAAAACTCGTCAAGGTGATGAACATGATATCGAGCGTGGAAAAAGTGGAGAATATTGTATTGCAGTACAACAAGACATTTTTGAAATATGACAATGTCGCCAGTTTTAAACTGAAGGTGTCCAAGAAGGAACTTATAGAACAATATGTATCGGAACCGCTTGCGCATGAGATAACACCTCTGTACGGATTCAGAATCGACAACATGTCCCTGAAAAGCATTATACAGCAGATCAATGTTGTTGCCACATCCGAAAGCAAAGTGTATATTTCCAAGAAGAACGACAGTGTGATATGCGAGATAGCGGACAAGACCAACCCGATGGCTGACAGCGTCGGTATGCCCTTGTCCGACAATATCCAGGGTGAATTCGGCGAAGCTGTCATACTGACTGCCGATGTGTTCAAGTCTCTTAATTTCCTGAATGCCGGCGATATAGAAATGGTATACAACAGAAATTCAATGGGTAAGAACCTGCTGAATGTCAAGAGCATGGTTGGAGACGACAATACATATATCAAGGCAAGTCTCATATGTCTGCCTGTAAAGAATTGAAGGAAAAAATGAAAAATAAACTATATACTAAATCATATTTCATCAAACGCATCCGCGAGAAGGGTTTTAAAGTAGAACTTATATATGACAGGTATAGCGGCGACGGTGTCAGGTACTGGACTATTGTCGTCGACTCCGGCGGGAAGGATCTGGTATTTACCTGCTACAAGAAAAGTTCGAAGGATTACTATTTTAAAATGCTGCTGGACAGCGACAATGACTATACTTTCAGATTGAAATCAATGGAAGACATACTGGAAATTATTTCCAATATCATAAACGGTCCTGAAACATTAAAGGAGAATGCTAAGTGAATGTATTAAGTCTTTTCGACGGTATAAGCTGTGCAAGGGCATGACAGTCCCATAGTCTATGATAAACAGCAGATATCGGTAAAGGACGATATTATGGCGAAGGTTGCAATTATGGAAGAAAAGATAGAACAGGAAAAACAAAATAAGATAAAGGAGAAAGACATGAAAGAAACTCTTGCAAACGACACATTGAAAACACAGGAACAACCAAAGAATGAAAATATTCTGGCGGTGATTTCCAGACAGATGCATGAACAACCTACCGGTAATATTAACGACGGTAAAAGTATACCCGTAACAGAAAATCAAAAGGTATTGACAAAAGTTCACAAAGAAATAGTTGATATTGCTACTAAAGAATGTTTAAAAGATATATCTAAATGCAAGGAAGAAAATAAACAGTCGCCAGGTGAAACAACACCGGCCTCCTCCTGCGACGGTGATTGCAAATGCAAAAAACGTACAAGGGTTGCTTCCATCGACGGTAACAGGACAGTGTCCGAGACATTCATCAACAGAATCAACAATATGAAGACGAGATTGGAATCGATTGTTTCCGATAATTTGAAAAAATCGGAAAAAATCAATTTGTCGCTGAAGAACTTGAATGAAATCGACGGGTGTAGGAACATGCCGGAAATCGACGCCATGAAACAGACATTGTACGAGTCAATGTACAAGTCGCTTGTCAAAACTCTTGTGGATGCCGTACAGAACGGCGAGTATGATGTACCTGTCGTCACCGGCGATATAGATGGTGAATATTTGAATTCGTCACAGGCTGCGAAGCTATATGGATGTTCACAGGGAACAATGGGCAAAATGCTCAAGGAAGGTATTGTAAAAGGTTATATCAATGCCAGGAACAACAGAAACATGGTATTGAAATCAGATGTCGAAGAACTCATTGCGAAAAGGGAAATTTCCGTAACGGAAGGGAAATGACCAATGAACAGGAAAAAGTACACCTATGAAGAGGCATATGCCGAATGTCTGGGTTATTTCAACGGCGACGAGCTTGCAGCAGGTGTCATGGTCAACAAGTATCTACTCAAGGATTACAACGATAATTTTCTCGAGAAGAGTCCGTCCCAGCTGATCGACAGGATAACCGACGATTTTCACAGGATTGAAAAAACATATCCCGGTTCCCTTGACCGTTCCGACATACATGAAGCTCTCGACAAGTTCAAATATATAGTGCCACAAGGAAGTCCGTTGTTCGGCATAGGCAACAAGTATCATATTACAAGCATATCCAACTGTTTCCTCATAGAAAGCCCGAAGGACAGCTATCAGGATATAATCAACAAGGATGCAGAGATCGCCAACATAGGTAAACACCGGGGAGGGTGCGGTATCGATATAAGCAATCTTCGTCCAAGGGGCATGAAGGTGAACAACAGTGCGCTGATTTCCGACGGCATAGGTATATTCATGGAGAGATATTCGAACACCGTCAAGGAGATAGCGCAGGCAGGCGGCAGAAGGGGAGCATTGCTTATAGGAATAGACTGCCGTCATCCCGACCTCGAGACTTTCATAACTATAAAAAGAAACAAGAGCAAGGTCAACGGCGCCAATGTCAGTATCAAATTCCATGACGATTTTCTGACGGCGATTGAAAAGGACGAGGAATATGTTCTCAGGTTTCCAGTCGACGCCGAACCCGCCGACGCAGTATATACAAAGACTGTCAGGGCGAAAGACATATGGGACAAGTTCGTGGAGTCGAACCACAGTTCCGCCGAACCGGGAATATTCTTCTGGGATACTGTTCTTAAAAATTCATTGTCCGACTGCTATAGCGAATTTCCGACAGTTCTGGCGAATCCCTGCGGCGAACTTGTCCTTTCGGAGCATTCCGCATGTTTGCTCATGGCATTGAATCTTACCGGGTTTGTCGACAAACCGTTCACACCGGAAGCATCTATAGACAAGAAACGTTTTGAAAAGTATGCGAGGATGGGAATGCGTCTCATAGACGACATGGTGGACATCGAGATAGAGAAAGTCAAAAAGATAATTGCAAAGAAGAAAAGCGATCCCGAATCTCTCAAGATCAAACAGCCGGAGATAGATATGTGGCAGGACATACTCGACAACTATGTCAAGGGCAGGAGGACGGGACTGGGAATTCTCGGACTCGCCGACATGCTGGCGATGCTGAATATTTCATATGACAGCAAGAAATCCCTGAAGACAGTCGAAGAAGTGTTCAAGATGTTTCATACATTCTGCATGGACGAGCAATCGGTGCTTGCGAAGGAGAGGGGTAGTTTTCCCGTATGGAACTGGGAACTTGAAAAGGATTGCGGCTATATAAAGATCCTGCCGGAGGAAGTACAGGACAATATAAAGAAGAACGGCAGAAGAAATATTTCAATAACGACTGTCGCACCCACCGGATCAATATCGCTCATTACACAGACAAGCAGCGGACTGGAACCGATATTCAAACGTTCCTATATAAGAAGACGCAAGATAGCCGACATAGATTTGAAGAACGACAAGGTGAAGGTCGACTTCCAGGACGAGGACGGTACTAAATGGGCTTCGTACGAAGTCAACCACCATGGTCTCGAACAGTGGAAGAAACTCAATCCCGGCAAGGATGCCGAAAAGTCTCCGTATGCAGGATGCGAAGCCGGAGAGATAGACTGGAAGAACAGGATCAAACTCCAGAGCATCATAGGACGATATATAACTCACAGTCTGAGTTCGACTATCAACCTGCCTTCGGCCACTACCGAACAGGAGGTTGCCGACATCTACATGATGGCATGGAAGAACAAACTGAAGGGTGTTACAATATACAGGGAGGGTTCCAGACAGGGTGTGTTGGTCGATAAAAATACTGATACCAGCAAGAATATAATAGATTGTTCGTGTCCCGTCAGACCGGATGTTCTTCCTTGTGAGATTGTATATTCCAACATACAGGGCAATGCCTGGATACTTTTTGTGGGTATATTGAACGACAGACCGTTTGAAATAATGGGCGGCAAGAAGAAGAATGTCGAGATTCCCAGGAAGTATAAAACCGGCTGGATAAAGAAGAACGGCAAAAATGCCAGCGGCAACAGTACATATGATCTATATATCGGTTCGCTGGAGGACAACGACGACAGGATGATTATAAAGGACATAGTTTCCGAGTTCGCACCTGATGCTGGAAGCTATACGAGAATTATCAGCGGCATGTTAAGCCATGGTGTACCTATCAAATTCATATGCGAACAGTTGAAGAAGGATAGTGCCAAGGCTCATATGTTCTGCTTCGAAGCATGTATCGCCAGGATTATTAAACGTTTTATAAAGGACGGTGAGAAATCTACAGAAGAATGTCCGCAGTGCAAGGCTAACCTGATATACAAGGACGGGTGCATGTTGTGTATGAATTGCGGTTTTAGCAAATGTTCCTGAACTTTTATTTAACAAGGAGAAGAAATGCACATAAGACTGAATGAAAAAATCATAATCAACACTGATGAAGTGGCGTCGGTCGAAAGTATCAGTTTTACAAAGGTGGAAACTCTGGTGGACAGTTCCCGGCTGGGTCAGGGTATTAAGAATTTCAAGGGTGTTGTCATCACATTCAGACAGGGTCATAAGATTACAGTGGAAGATGAAAAGGTCGATATCGAAGGACTCTGGAAAATACTGGAAAAACAGTAGACCTGCATTATCCATGCCTGGCATGCAATCTGCTTATAAATATATTAAACAAACAACAGGCATGCTATGAAAACAAATAGAAAATTCACATTGCTGGAGATGGTGATAGTGCTGGGACTGGTTGCATTTTTGATGGCGATGATCATCCCCGCTCTTACACGTGCAAGGGAAATGGCCAAGAAAGCCTTCTGTGTCAACAATATCAATCAGACAGTCAAAGTTGTCAACATGTACAACCTTGATTACGGTTCAAGTCCATACAGCCAAAACTGGCTCATAGATTTCGCATTCATGAACAAATACATCGATACTGCCAAATATGGGATAATGGAATGCCCCGACACCGATGACACAGTTAACAGTGTGGAAGCGCTCACAGGCGGAACAAGCTACCACTATATGGGAAGCAGGGACGACTGGGCAGAGAACAACCTCGAAACCGGAGATGGCAGCGAATATGGCTTCGATGCGACAAATCCCACAGTAATAACAAAGCTTAGCGGCAGGGAAGAAAAAATCGTATATGACAAGTCAGACACTGTCCATTATGGAAGTTTCAACTTCGCATATGTCGAATCCGGCCATGCAGGCTCAGCACCGTGGTTTGAGAGGAAAAACTACTGGTTCATAACAACCCCAAGCAAACTGAATTTTGCAGACGAAGATTATCCTGACAGAAGCCACAACCTCAATGAGGAACTTTACGGAGAAAAATATTACGATGACCCTGCCGATGATGAAGACGACGACGGTGACGACGACGGTGACGACGGCAAGAGCAACAACGGCCATGGCAACAACGAAGACGGCGTTGACTGCAGCAATCCTGGGAACTCGAAGGAGGGTGAAGATTCAGATCCCAATGTTGATGATGAAAACAAGGGAGGCAATCAGGAGCAGAATCAGGAAGAAAACCAGGGAGAAGACCAGCAGAACCAGGATCAGAACCAGGACGAATTCAACGGGGAAGAACTGGTAGACGACGGCAATGACAACCTGAACGACGGCCAGAATCAAGAGGGGACCGACAACGACGACGATGGAGAAGAAGAGGAAGAATACTCTAGCAAAGACAAGGAGAAAAAGCCCTGGAAGGTCAGGATAATGCACTATCCTCCAGGAAGTCCTGAAAATCCTCAAGAACTGTGCGTAGGATACTCAGCTTGGCCAGCACATCAGGCGCACGGGGACGAACTACTAGAGATAATATACAAATGAAATTAAATTCGAAGTTAATTTAAAAAATTGCTTGAAAACTTGCTGGACGGGTGTATATTAAGACCAGTGTCAGAAAACAAATCAAAGGAGTATGAAAATGCCGACGACGTATGAAATGGCGGAAGAATTGACCATGGAACTTCTTGACAGGGCCGTGGATCTCTATCATTCGGAACTCAAGAGGTATGAAGTCAGAATCGGTGTGATAATGGCTTTCGGGGAAGAAGACAAGGATGGCGAACTAAAAAGACCTATCATGAACCAGGGACAGCCATGTGCCGCAAAGGTGAAGGTTGTTTCCGTCAAGGACAAGCTCACAAAGAATATCGATGTTGAAATTCTTCTGGACGGATTTTACTGGCAGGAACTCGACGATGAAAGAAAGATTGCCATATTCGACCATGAACTCGAACATCTTCAGTTGAAGGTCAATTCCGACGGCGAAGTTGAAAAGGACAATGCCGGTAAACCTAAGATCAAAATATCCCATGACGATATAATTTTCTGGGGATTTTCTGCGATAGCGGAACGCCATGGTGTAAATTCTCAGGAATACCTCTGTTTCCAGCAGTTGAAATTGAAATATGGCAATCTGCTTGATCCGGAGGTGAATGCCAATGGCTAAATTATATTCAATCTTTAATGACAACGGATGCCTTTCAGCTACACATGGAATTACAATATATAGGGGTGTTATTGTATATTGGGACGAGGATTATGATAAAAGAATCCTGCAGTTTCTTGATAATATGTCTTCAATTGATATGGAACAGTTAGTGGCTGTTCAGGAAACTAAAGGCTTTATCAATGCAATATGGAAAGATAAAGTACCAAGAAAATATTTTGATGGTCATGAAATCAGTCTTGACAATGACATCTGGATATTCAATAAATCAATTTCAATACCGGGTGATAGATCCAGTGGCTGATGACTGGACGGGAAATTCAAACAGTGTGTTTAAGACTCTGTCGGCCAGCAATCATTCAGATGCCGGCAGGGTCGAACATGACTATTATTCCACGGACCCCGTTGCAGCAGAGCATTTGATGAAGATTGAAAAGTTGAATTACAACATATGGGAATGCGCATGCGGTTCCGGACATCTCAGCAAGGTGTTTGAAGATACGGGTCACAAGGTGATGAGTACGGATCTCGTCGACCATGGCTATGGTACAGGATGTATAGATTTTCTCAAGGTGCATGATATTGTATGGGATGGAGATATAATAACTAATCCGCCATATAAATATGCGCTTGAATTTGTCAGGAAGGCATTGGAACTGGTAGGTGACAAAGGTAATGTCCATATGTTTCTGAAACTGCAGTTTCTGGAAGGCAAGGCAAGGAGAAAATTCTTTGAAGAACATCCTCCCTGTACAGTGCATGTGTCTTCATCGAGAATCATATGCGCCAGAAACGGTGATTTCAAAAATACAAACGGCAGTGCGGTGGCATATGCATGGTTCAAATGGAAGAAGAACTGTTCGGGAGACACAATTGTAAAATGGTTCAACTGATGAAAAAAGACATGTCTAAAATCCCCATGGGCGGGTATTGCTATGAAATCATCGACATAGTTCCCAGCAGCAAGGATGGATGCGTTATCCGCACAAAGCCATGTCCGTACTGGTCCAGAAGGAAAGGACTGTATGGGCAGGTGGACGGTTATTGTTCCTATCTCGATATAGGAGATGAATACAAGGGTGCTTCCGGAATGCTGTTCGACCAGGTTAAGGAATGCAATATCAACACGGGAGATGAAAATGGGTGACTTTACTGATTTTTCATTGATAGAACCCATGTATGTGCAGGACAAGATCATGGAAGTTGTTCCCAGGATATTCCGGCAATCCGACAAATGGGTGTTCAAATGTCCCATATGCGGCGACAGCAAGAAGAAAAAGAGACTGACAAGAGGCAACTACTATTTGAAGACAAACAGTTACTGGTGCTTCAACGAGGGTTGTTCGGCTTCGGGTCTGTGGATAGTTGCGAATTTCACAGGCATGACCATGACCGACGTCAACAAGGATTTCATAGGATATGTGTCCAGGTATTTCAACAATCCTGACAAGCATCCTGTAAGAAAGGAAACTGTCTTTGCGGAAAAAAAGAAAACTGCCGGCGAAGACCTGATGAGCAATCCCATTTTCAACGACTGGGGAGAATTGACCGGAACCATGAAAAAGTATCTGGACGACAGGAAAATATTCAATGCTCCCTATCTGCCGAAAAACTACAGGTTCTACAGGAACATCATCAACAACCGTCTTGTGATACCATGGATGGTCAACAACAAAATTATATACTATCAGGAAAGGGTGATGACTGAAAATGCCTTTGCCAAGTATGTTTTTCCCAGAGATATCATCAGACCGGTATGCGGACTGGAGAAGATAAACGATAAAAGTAGATATATATTCATGAATGAGGGTTTCTTCGACAGCATATGGGTACCCAACTGCGTATGTATCGGCTCCATACAATTGTCGGAAAGCCAGTCCGAACTGCTGGACAAATACGGAATGTACGAGAAAGTGCTGTTCACTGACAACCAGCAGAGCGACAAGTCGTCATATGACAAACTGCACAGGATAGCTGAAAATGATCACAGGATACCGATGTTCATCTGGCCGTCCTCCATAAAGTCCAAGGATGTAAATAAACATATCATCGACAACTATCCGGACAATGTTTTCAATGACATAGCATTTCTGGAAAGCAGGGTGTTCAGAGGGCTTGAGGCTTTATTGGAGCTAAAAATGCAGAAATGATGAATTTTTTTACAACTTGTCTTTAAAAAATTATAAATACTATGTAAATTAAAGAAACATAGGATGGATTATATGGAACTCAACAAAAACCAGTTTAAAGTGGATTCGGACGATTTGCTGACCAATTATGCAATGGGCTACGATATTCAGCCGGAGATCGGAGACACAGTCTATATAGACTATTCCGGCAATACCAACATGGCGGCGACGGGCAAACTTGCATTCGCCGGCAGATACAGGATTGTCAAACAGGACAAGAACAACTTTACATTCGTCAATCTGTTCGACATAGCGGGCGACAATGATCCCACCAATGTACATCCAGTCGACTATGACAAATATACCGAACCTGAAAACAAGGAAATAACGATAAAGAAAGCCGACATAGCCAGGCTGTACTACCATGCGCATAACAACATGTGGGTGATGTGGGTCATAGACGGTTCGGATGCGGACACCAAGTTCCAGCCTGTCGACAAGACCAAGATGGTGGACAAGGCAGCAGACGGCAAGCCGAATGTGGATACATTCGGGAAATCCGACAAGAAGATGGAACCGATGGTCAAGGTGAAGATAGAAGGTCCCGGTGAAAAGAAGGGTAAGCCGACCATGGACACATATTTTAAATCTAAAGGAAAAACATCATGATTACAGAAAGAGAAAATGTAAGGAACGCATATAAAACTCTTCTTAACGAAGATCCTGTGAAAATAGACGATGAACAGCCTGTGGACACTTCACCGGCGCAACCTGCACCTGCACCTGCACCGGTCACCGAGCCTGTTGCAGAACCCGCACCGGTTACTGAACCTGTTGCAGAGCCTGCGCCCGCCGCTGAAAAGACAAAGGAAATACAGTCCAAGGTTATAGCGATATTGTCTTCCAAGCTCATGGGCGATGTCAAGGACAAAGTTTATGAAATGAAGTTCATTTTGAAGAAAACCAAGGATCCCAGGTTGTTCGAACTTATTTCTGACATCAATGCGGATATCAAAGAAATCAACGAGAAGATTCTGAATACGTTCAATAGGTAGTATGAAAAATAAATTTTAAATAGTAGGAGAAAGACAATGAGTAAGGAAAATAACAACATCGGCTGGGTTTGTCCGAAATGCGACAAAGTGAATGCACCGTCTGTTCTTTCATGTACATGTGTTCCGGTACCGGAAATGCAGGAATTGGGATCGGATCAAATGCAGGAACTGAAAAGATTACAGGATGAGTGGAATAAGCAAAAATCTCCATTTTATCCGTTTTATCCTAAATATCTGTATCCATATGGAACCTTCCGTGACATACCTTCATCCCCTAATCATCCGTTTTGTTATACAACTTGCACTAATGGTTAAAAATAAACTCAACAAGGAGAAAGATATGAAAAAAGTAATGTTTGCATGCATGGTTGCGGCAATGATTCTCACAGCGTCGGGATGCAAGACTCCGTCAATGAATGTTCGCAGGTCGGTTGCGCGTTCGACAGGTGATATCTCGTCGACTATCGCAATTGAAAAAGACAAGATTTCCAAAGAGGATATTGCCGAAGCTATTGCAAAGGTGGAGGAATTTCTCGCCGATAACAATCTGCCCGACACTATTACAAGGGACGAACTTGTAGAACTCATCAAGGAACAGGTCGATGTCGAACAACTCAATCCCGTCATTGAAAAGATTTCCGTCATAGTTCCGGAAGACATGAACATCAAAGATGTGATAACAGTGGTAAAGGCTTTTATCAAGGGGTTGAAGACAGGCAGTTCCGAATTTGTCGAAATATCCGAATAGGAGGAATGATGAAAAAAGATTTTACTCCGATGGATGATCTTGCAATTAAATCTTTCAGGGACGACAATGATACGGTCTTCACACGGGGACCGTGGAAGGTCGGTGGCAGACTATATGATTTCAAGCTCGTGGACGCCGACGGCGAAGATTATTGTACAATGGGACAGATGTTTGAATGGAATGTGGAGATGACAACAAACCTGACTTGAGATCGGACGATGTCCTGAAGGATATTTTCGATACGGTCGAGATACAGAACAACATAGTTACGGACACCGGTATTCCGGATTTGCCCGGACAGGATGCTCCGCCCATACCTCCTCCGACTCCCAGAGTCGACATACCGAAAGTCGAATTCAGTCCCGAGAACATAGGAAACATCTATACTGAACTGTCCGACCTTATCTGTTCGGGCAAAAACATACTTGCATCCGTACAGTATATCATAGAGAGCAATTCCGTAATGGATCCCGACATGATAGCTTCGGCAGCAAGCCTTATCAACAGTGTCAATTCCCTGCTGAAGGAATTCAACAAGATCCATATGCAGCATGTCAAGTTCGAGCAGCAGAAGGAAATGGAGCTGATGAAGGCCAAGGAAAAGCGCAGGATACTGAAGTACAAGGTGAGGGAGGCCAAGAAGATGCTCGGCAAACCTGAAGATCCCAAGGATATAACGGACTCTGTGAAATACTGCCAGGAGGACATAGTCAACACCATTGTCCAGTCTGAAATGAAACAGATATCAGGTGTTGTTGAAAATATTTGAATTATTTTTAAATATTTGCTTGACATTGATTCTTTCAATGCTATATTGATATTAAAAGAAAGGAAATGTCATGAAACTTGAAGTAGGAATGAAAGTGACTGTGAAAAAACCCCAGCGACCATACTACTACGGCTATGGAGCAAGAAAACATGATCTCACAATGATCACTCCCGGAATGAAAGGCACTGTCAAGGCAATCAACTGTCCGGCGGTCAATCGCCGCAATGTAATGTTTCATTGTGCGGACTTCGAAATTGGTGAAAATACCTATAGACTGGGACTTTCGGAAGACAGTTTTAAAATCATCGACGCCGATGAAAATAAAAAAGTTTCAATTATTTTTAAAAAATCACTTGAAAAATGAAAAATCAATGATAAGTTAGATATATGTTAAAAAGTACAAAACTAAAAGAAAAGGAAAGACAAATGCCAACAATCTCAGAAACAGTCGAAACAATCATCTCGCTCATCGACGGAACAATCGTGGAAGAATTGGAAGAACCCGCTGAAACACGCAGTGAACTCGTCGACGATCTCATGGTGTCGGTGCGGACCAAGAAGAATGTCATATCCAAAGTGTATGACAGGTTCAACCATCTCCTCGAATCGAACCCGGAATTCTCCCAGAAGGCCGGTAACATTTTCAATGAAGTATTTTCCGGTGTGACAACAGATTTCCGTGACAAATACATCAGCAGTGTTTTTCCTATAAGAAGCGCATACATTGACAATCCGGACAAGGAAAACAGGAAAGTCCTTGTAAAGAAACTCAATGCGGTACTTGCAATCGCCACAGACAATGATGTGGCCGTGATTGTGAACGGCGAAAGAAACCTCTGGAAGGTTCTCAAAGAATACTGGAACAAGTAGCTCCTAAAGTTGGGCGGGTATTGGTTGCCAACCACCAATGCCCGCCCTCATTTTAAACTATGAAAAACAAGACAAATAAAAAAGCAGTCACCCGGACATGGTTCGAGTTGATCGAGGAAATATGTAAAAACAAATCAAGGAGAAGAAATGAAAAAACCAGAACCAAAACCAAAACCTCTACTGTCCGGTCGGACAAATGAAAAACGTATCGAGAAATATCTTGAACTGTTCGGTGAAGCATATGCATTTGTTGCTGACTACAGGGACAAAGTTGTCAAGGGACAGTTGACGGGTAATGTCCGGATTGATGACTATTCGCTTTTATACAAATTGAAAGACGCCATATTCGACCTGGACAACAGTGGTGCAACATTGACTGAAAAACTTGCGCATCATTGTCATACTGAAGATAAAGGATTTTGGGATAAAGTTAATGAAAGTTTTGAACAGACAGCCGTACAACCCCGTATAGTACATTATTACTATGTCAGGGACGAAGATAACTCTCCCATAGGAGTTGTGGCGCTGTGCATGCTGGATGGCGGTATCGCATGCCGTGGCATATCCATATGCTCGATCGACGATCAGTTCAGGAAGGACGAAGGCAGAAGGATAGCCAGGAGTCGGCTTGATGCCGCTGTCAGGAATCATAATTCTTCCGATGCCATGAAACGGTTCGAAGTCAGTTATTTCCTGACATTCGCACATGATATATTTACTATCGACAGTTTAATCTATAAGTCCGTATATAATGCGGAACTGTCAGAGTTCGAAAAAAGAATACTGGAAAAAAAGCCCAAAGTCCGGCATGTCGACACGGAATTGCCGACATTTATAATGTTGAACCATGATAATACATGGCATATGTCAACAAAAAGAACATTTGAATGTCTTGATTATAGGTCTATACACATGTCGAATATGGTCATTAATGTCACAGACGGTGTAATACTGAAGAACAGACATGGTGCATTAAAAGGATTAATTTCCATTTTTGATATAGAAAAATTCATTCTCTTTATGCCTGGCAATACTTGTATGTTTATTAGTGCATGTCTTGCTTATCTACGGCATAATGAATATTATCAAAAAGCTGTTCTAGTAATTAATCAGGATGGTGTGGTTACCAAGAATACCTTCTGCAAATGATCATGTATTGCCGGACAGTGAATATTCAAAAGGAGAACAATGTCGCTAAATACTTATTTCAATTCATTGCAGGATCCTATTTCGAAGGTGGAGGAACAGACGGCGACAGTCAATCAGCTGGTTGAGGCGAATCTTAAATTCGTAGTGAAGGTAGCTCATGAATTCAAGGGACGCATGTGTCTGGACGACATTATACAGCTGGGCAATATAGGATTGTTCAAGGCTGCTCAGAAATTCAACCCGTCGGTCGATTCGAAATTCATAACATATGCTGTTCATTATATAAGGGCATATATAATGAGAGGCATACGCAACAACAGTCCGATTTCCAAGGACTGGGGCAGGGATACCAAATTTGTCTATCTCGACGCCGACAAATTCAATTTCGACATTGTCAGCAGCAGGGAATACGGACATCATTCCAATTTCTGCGATTTCAACAAATATAATCCGGCGGAACTGTTTGAATATTACGAGGAAAAGTCAATCAAGAGTAAACATGGTTTGAAATTGTCCAAGTACCTGGATAAACTTCCGGACGACTTGAAATTCATTTTGGAAAATCATTATGGTTTGTCAGGCATCAAGAAGATGACGCTTGACGAAATAGGTAGAACCATGAACAAAAAACCCGGTTCGGTATTCGTCATGGAGAAACGTGCGATCAGGCAGCTTAGGAAATTGATGCATATAGAAATACCCGATGATGAAAATACAGTTGAATTAGTGACTGTTTAAATTTTGTTTCATAGGGAGAATTGCAATTAAATGTTGAAAAAACTCTAAACTGTGTTATATTAATGTTAAACACAGGGAAATTTTAACATGAAATGCGACAGAATATCAGCTTCCAAGTTGCAGACCTATCTGCAGTGTCCGTTGAAATATCATGCGATCTACGAGCTCAGGATACCCGACAGGATATGGCCTGCGACCATCATAGGCTCGGTTACACACAAGATCATGGAACTTATCACCACTGAGAAAAAAGTCCCGGACATCCGTATGATATGTGAAAGATACCATGTCAAGAGAAGCGATGTGGCGACAGTTAAAAAATATGTGGCGACGACTATCCGGAATAATTATTTCAAGGATCACAAGAACATTGTCGGAAGCGAGATAAGGTTCAAGCATACTTTGAACGACAACACTACTATTGTAAGCGGTGTGATGGACAGGGTCGACATAATGGACAGCCTGGTCAAGGTGATCGACCTGAAGACGGGCAAGGAAATATATACTCCGGAGGAAATGAAGGAGAATGTCCAGAAGAAAATGTATCTTGTCGCAGCCAGGAAGATGTATCCCGGCAAGGAGAAATACGAGATGGTGTTCTGGTTTGTCCGGCAGCAGATACTGCTGGTGTCCGAAGCCGTCGAACCGGTGATAGATAAATACGAGGCGGATATAATACAAATGTCCGACACTATCAGGAACGATACTAAAATCGAACCCAAATTGAACAAGTACTGCAACATCTGCTGCTACAAGCATAAGTGTCCTCTATTTACCTATGGGAGCTGACCATGGCCAAGAGAAGAACAGACAATCCATATTATGTGAACCCGAAGGAACTGAAAGAGGAAATAAAGAAATACAAGGAAACCGATGTGATATCGGAGGCGCTTGGACATTTCATAATGCTTATTTCGAAAAACTATGTGTCCAAGTTGAATTTTGCAGGGTATTCCTATAAGGATGATTTTGTAGGCGACGCCAACTACCGGATGATAGAGCAGCTCGGCAAGATAAATCTCGATCATCCCAAATGCAATTGTTTCGCCTACCTCACCCAGATATGCCAGAGAAGTTTTCAGGCGAGGATACTGAAGGAGAGAAAATACCAGCGGAGCAAGGATTGTCTGAAGGAGCATCTGTTCGACATAGTGGAGCAGAGCGAGCAGATATCGTTCAGAAAAACGACAAGGAAAACATCAACCAGGATGGGTGAAATGTTTACGGAAGAACAACTGAATACAAAAATCAGAATCGAGATGACACAGTCGCAGAAGGACATGGTCGACGATGCAGTGCTGCTGGAACTTAATCTGGCTGCTGGAGATTTTTCACATCTGGCAGCAGTTATATGGAACAGCTATCATGAAACATTCGAAATGGATATCGATGAACTGAAATCCAGGTGCGAACAGCTTGAAAATGTATATTTCAAGAACATAATGCCGGAGGATGTCATGGTAAACGACATGTATTGCAAGTTAGTGGATTTCTATAATTCGATCAGGGACGACAACAATTTCGTCGAATGCACTGTGGATGATGCACTATTGCTGTCCAATGTGTACCTGGAGACATACAACAGGGTCATGCAGACAATGTTCAGACATATAGACTATGTCATAAAGCGCTACTGGTGGGATAGTATCAGAGATAAATATGACTATGACTATGACGAAGCTATAAGAATATATGGTGCGATTAAATTGTCGATGTTTAAAATGATGCCGGATGAGAACTTCGGAGTGGGGATGATAGAGGCTCCGCTGTTCAATGCTTCATATGAAATGATGAGATGGATGCAGAATGACATTCACAACTATTTTAATGTGGACGGCGCATGTTTCAACTATGTCCGGCGGAAACCTTTGAGGTTGACAGAGCAGCCTAGAATAGTGATTGTGTTTCCGGACAGTTGAAAAAAGTTCGATATTTTTTATTTTTTAGCTTGAAATATGTTTTTACTGTGGTATATTAGGACTGTTGAAAGACAAAAAGTTCATTGAAAAATAAAGGGGCTATGAAAATTCTTCCTTCTAATATTTTGGTATAAATCCAGAGTTTTCAATTTCCCCTTTTATAATTTAAAGGGTCATGGATTTGCTTCCTTCTATATAATACCCTTCGGGGTATACCAAACACCTAGTGGATCCGCTTTCCCTTTTATAATGTCAAACAGAGGTCATGACCTGTCTTCCTTCTAAAAATATTAAACACAGATAGGTCAATTCCCTCTTATTTTTTAAAATCAAAAGAAAAGGAAAGAATTATGAATCTCAACAAACTGATGATCGAACGGAAATTCAAACTGGTGCTGGACGATATAAGATTTACAGACGGTGAAAAGATTTCCAAGAAACAGCTGGCCACCATGATGAAGAACATTGAAGCACTGGGATTCGCTTTTTCACGCGAACTTGTCAAAATAATTTCAAACTACACTGTAGCACAGGTCAGACAGTTCTATCCTTCTCTTGTAACGACACTCAAGAAAACCACAGGCGCCAGACGCAGGTTCCGTCCGATGTATCCCAATTTTCCTGAACAGGTGATGGAAATGGGCGATGCCGAACTCTATGTCAATGCCATGCTGCATTATTTCGGCGATTTCCTGGGTGTGCGTATAATGCCGGACTACAAGAAGGAAAAACGCGAAGTTCTACTGGATGTGGTCAAACTGACTGTCATAACCAATGCTACATTGAACGACGTGCATGCAATGTTCAAGGACATGATGACTGCCAATACATCCGTATCGGAAATCGACAAGAAACATCTTGCATGGTATTTGAAGAATTATAACTTCGAACTTCCGGAAACAATTCCCCATAAGGAAATGCTTGCGTTCGTGACATCCTCGCTTATGGTGTGCAAGAAGGCTTCCGCCAAAGTTCTACATGGCTATTTCAAGACTGCCACAGATGTTCTTCGTCTGGCAACGTCATTGTCGGACGGCGATGTGAGTCTGGCTGAAAATACAAAGTTCAGAAAGTTCAAAAGAAGCGAAAGAAGATTGCTGCTGGAACTTATTGAAAATGCCGGCAACATCAAGGAAGACATGCTCAGGCACAGGAACAGGTGGATACGGATGGGCGAACGGCTTCATCCCGGCGACTATGCCTGTAAATTTCCCAAGGCTTTCGATGCGTTCGACGCAATGCGCAACAATACATATGTACCTACATTCAGATCTGCTGTGGAAATGGCGCTGGCGGACGGCGACATACCCAATGCGCTCGGAATGATGTCGGAACGTCCCGGTGAATTCGCAAGAAGGCTCGACCATGTCCTGCGCCTGTCCAATGCGAAGGAAAAAATGAATGTCTTGACAGTTTTCAAGTCGGTCGCCGGAAAAGTATCGACACCTGTGCTTCTGCAGGTGATGAATCATTTCAAATACAGGAACAGCGACGAACCCAGGATTATTTTCCCCAAGGGTTCTGTCGCCAAAGCCATGGTGCTGGACACTGAACTTCCTGGAATAGCCGAAGATTTGTGCGAACAGGTCATAAAAATATGTAAAGAATCATTGAAGCGGAAGTTTTCAATGCTTGACAGTCTCGGGAAAGTCTATGTTGATCCGAAACTGAAGAAATATACAGTGCCGTTCTCACAGCGTTCCGCAAGCAAGGCCATGAAGACAATTGTCAGGGGATCAAGGATACCATTCTCCGGCGACGACACCATCAGGTTCTTCATATGGTGGAAGGACATGAATGACGGCGACAGGATCGATATAGACTTGTCGGCAGTAATGTTCGACAAAAATTTCAAATACATGGAACATATTTCATATACCAATCTCAAGGATCATGGATATAACTCATGCCATAGCGGCGATATAACATCCGCTCCGAAGGGTGCATGCGAGTTCATAGATCTCGATATGAAGTCCATCAAGGCATACGGCGGCAGATATGTAGCAATGAATGTGTATAGCTATAATGGGCATCCTTTCAACACCATGCCCGAATGCTATGCCGGCTGGATGATGCGACAGGAACCGGAATCCGGTGAAATATTCGATGCCCGTACTGTTCAAAACAAGATTGATCTTGCATCGGACACCGAAATATGCATCCCTCTGATCATAGACATTGTGAAAAAGGAAATCATATGGGCCGACCTCGCATTGAACAGCAAGCCGAATTTTAACAATGTTGAAAACAATCTAAGGGGTATGTCTGTCACATGCAAGGCTGTTGTCGAAATGCATAAGCCCAACCTGTATGACTTGTTCAAGATGCATGCAGGCGCAAGGGGAAAAATTGTAAAGACCGTCAAGGAAGCAGATAGTGTATTCTCTGTGGAAGAAGGCATAACACCCTTTGATATTGAAAAGATCAGTTCGGAATTTCTCGCATGAAAAATTTTCTTTTTTGGCCCCTGGTTGAAAAATCAGGGGTTTTTTTTATTTGGTTCTTAAAAAATTCATGATCGGTGTTATATTATATGAAAAGGAGAATTGATGAAAATTTTTGTATTGGAGGATAATCCCGACAGGATGTCGTTTTTCTCATCGATATGCCTCAAACATGATCTTGTCATGACCAACAATGTGGTTATGGCCAGAAACATATTGGAACATCAGAAATTCGACTATATGTTCCTCGATCATGATCTGGGCGGAGAAGTCTATGTATCATCTTCCGAACCGAACACGGGCAACTACATGTGCAAGCATATGCCTGAGACATTGAATGCCGATGTACCGGTTCTGATACATTCATGGAACTGCGATGGTGCGAAAAACATGAAGGACACTCTGGATATGAACGGACATTCCGGAATTGTGGAATGTGTAATGTTCATGACCGATGAATTCAACATCAGGATACGCGAGATATTCTGCATTGAAAAGGAAAAAAATGAAAAGACTTGAATTGAACATGAGAAACCCGGAGAACACCGGCAAGGCCGCCATTTTCAGCGACATCCATATAGGCAAGTCCAAGGACGATGTTGTCAAGATAAAGACTGTTGTCGACTACATCGAATGGTTCCTGTCCGAATGCCGGAGCAATTCAGTGGACATTGTGATATTCGACGGCGACTGGTTCGACAACAGGAACATCATATCGGTCGACACTCTCAATGTGGGATATGACTGTCTCAAGAGAATAACCGACGAGTTTCCAGTATACGCCATACTGGGCAACCATGATACAGCATTGAAGTCCAGCAACAATATCAACAGCATAAGACCGTTCAAGGACATATCCAATCTAATACCCGTGGAAACAGAACCTCTCATGCTGGAAATAGGTGGAAAGACATTGATGATGTGCCCATGGAACACCGATGTATCTGCTATAACCGAGAAAGCCGACTATGCTTTCGGACATTTCGAATACAACGGTGCTTCTCTTGCGGACAGTGTGGACAAGGGCAGAAAGATAAACATGGGTGATCTGACGAATCTCGCACCGATGGTGTTCACGGGACACTATCATATCAACTCGACATACAATATGAAGAACGGCATTGTAGTTTCTGTCGGCAGTCCCATGGAACTGGACTGGGGAGACTACGGCAACAAGAAGTTCCTGTACATCCTGAACATAGGAACAGGCATTGTCGACACTGTGGAGAATACATTTTCACCGAAGCATGTCAAATACAACTGGTCATGTGTCCGGGATGAGACACAGAAGATAACAGCCGAGGATGTAGCCAACAACTATGTCAACCTGGTGGTGGACGACAAGTTCGACTATGATCAGGTGAACAAGCTTATGAAATCCATAAACACAATGGTGCCGGCGAGAACATGCGATGTCGACTACATGTACAACTACATGAAGGACATAGCGGTGGAGATCAAGAAGGAGAGCATCGACAGGAACATGACCAACCTGGACTATATGAATAGATGCATAGAGGACATACCGGACGACAAGATGGAGGGTGTGGACAAGGGAAAACTCATGACAATGGCCAGGCAGTACCATGACGATGTAGGCGGAAGCGATGCATCGGTGTCGCACGGCACATTGAACAGGATCAATTTCAAGAAGCTTGTCGTGAGGAATTTCCAGAGCATAGGTCCGGAAGTGGTCATCGACTATGAAAAACACAGCGGTTTGAACTATGTGTTCGGTGTCAACAAGGATATACCGGAAGCAAAAAACGGATCTGGAAAATCTTCATTGATGGTTGATGCCGTGTTGTTTGCAATGTTCGGCGACACTGCCAAGAAGATGGATATCAAATACATATCCAACAGGAGGACAACAGCACCCGCCGAAGTCGAACTGACCATAAACGTGGGCGAGCATGACTATTTGCTGGTGGTGGGAATCAAATCCAAAAGAAGTTCGTATTTCAAACTGTTCATGGACGGCGAAGACATTACCAAATCATCCATAAAGGAAACCAGGGCGTACTTCGAGAAGGAAGTTATATGCACCAACATGGAACTGTTCAAAAATACTATTACACTCACCACATGCAACAATACCAATTTCTTCCAGTTGTCCAAGGCGCAGAGAAGATCCCTGATAGAATCCATATTCAGCATGGATGTGTTCGGCAGGATGCTGAAGAAGATAAGAATGGACATGAACAGTGTCGACAAGGAACTGATGCTGTGCAGAAACAAGATTTCAGGGATGACCGACGAAGTTTCCAAATATGAACTTGAAAACACCAACTTCGACAAGCAGAAAGAACTGAATATACAGAATTTCAAGGTCAAGTCGGACAACTATGTAAAGGAACTGGAAAAAGCGGACGTCAATATTAAATCCCTGAAAAAACAGCTTGCCGAAGTCAAACTTGCTGACAGTACCGCCGAAATAGACAAGTTCAGGGATGCAAGAGGCAAGATAGCAGCCACAGTCAGTGCATACAAGAAGGAAATCGGCAGATACAGGGAAATCAAGTCCAAGTATGACATTGTACTGCGCGAAATATGCAACAGCTGCTATACGAAGGTTGCAGACCGTCTCGATATTGCTGAAACTGAAAAACATATCGGCGACAAGAATGCGGATATTGAAAGATACACCGGCATATGCGCAAAGATAGATTGCAAACTGAAGCAGCTGAGTGTCAAACAGACCGAATATAAAAACGCAGTGTCTGACCATGCAAGAGTGGAGAAAGATATTATCTACTATGAAAACAGTATGGAGCGTCTGAAAATATCGATGACCGATGTTTTGAAGAACATCGAGAATGAAAAGAGCAGGGTTGCGCCGTTCGCCAAGATGCTGGAGGACACGCGCAAAAAGTTGACGGACGCTTCAGTTGCCGCTGTGAATTTCGCCGACCGCAAGAAATATCTTGATATTATGTCGTTCGTGGTCGACGAAGAAGGTGCTAAGAAGTATATTATAAAGGATCTTGTGGAAGTTCTGAACGGGAGGATACACATATATCTGAAGAAGATGGGTTCTACATATACATGCATGTTCGACGAGACTTTCAACTGCGAGTTCCTGACGGAGACAGGACCGTGTTCATATGAGAATTTCTCGGCAGGCGAGAAGACCAGGATAAACATATCGGTTGTTTTTGCGTTCAGGGACATTCTGATGGGACTCGGCACCATGGACAGTTCCATGCTTGTCATGGATGAGTTCATAGACTCTGCGCTCGACCAGTATGCCATAAATGCGATTATAAGAATGTCCAAGGAATATGTGGAGAACAACAAACAGACAGTGTTCCTGATTTCACACAGGGAATGCTTCAACGAGGAAGATTTTGACAATGTCATTCAAATTCAGAAACATAATGGCTTCACTTCTGTCGTCAGTGACGGGCAGGACGAAAAATAAACAAAAGGAGATTGTTAATATGCGTTTTAAATGCAAGGTATGGAGTACTGCCGGGAAGATGCAGGTCGACGAGATCGACGCACCCAACAGGGATGCGCTGAAAAGTCTGTTTGCCACTCTGGGGCAGAAGATAGAAATAATAGGAGAGATAGGACAACCACAGGGTATTCCGGAGTTCGAGGACGGCAACAAGTCGGCGAACAAAATACTTAATTCCCAGGGCGGCGAGAATATGGTCGACGGTCCGGCACCGGACGAACTGCCTCCTGTAGACGGGACAGGCGGAATATCGCAGCAGACAATAGTACCTTTCAAAGCGCCTCCGAAGAAAGAGGAACAGATACCTGTGCCTGTATTCAACAAACCCATGTATTTCGAGGATGCCGGTATCAAGTTCAAGGTTGACAGGGGCATTGTTTCTAAAAAGGTGTGGGTCGAACTGTCCGATAAAGAGAAGGACGACTACAGGATAGAGAAGACGGAAGATGGAGACATGCATATAATGAAACTTGACTGGTTGAAAATAACAGAGGAAAAGAAATGAAAAAGTATCTGATAGTGCATCACAACGACCCGGACGGGTTCGCATCCGCAGCAATAGCATACAGGAAACTGAAAACTGCCGGCGAAGTGGAATTTCATGAATTTTCCTATGAGAAGAATCCTGATGAAATTATCGACAAGGTCGACAAGGACACCGATGTTGTAATGGTCGATGTGTCTTTCAAGATGCCGGACATGGAGAAATTGCTCGCCAAGGCGGGTTCGTTCAAATGGATTGATCATCATGTTTCGGCAATAGATGATTTCAAGGAATACGGGCTGGTGATGGACGATGCCGTATTGAAATCCGGTGTTGCGGCATGCGAACTGACATGGGAGACATATTTTCCGGACAGGAAGATGCCGGAGCTGATCAGGCTCATAGGAATGTACGATACATGGAGAAACGACGATGAAAAGAAATGGAAGGACGCTACAGGTGCAATGTACGGGTTGAAAACATTCAAGAACTATCAGAATCCCGTTTCGGTGATATGGGACACCATGATGCTGAACGACGACAATGTCAATGAACTTGTTCTGAAAAGAGGTTCGGTAGCCGGACAGTATCAGGACAATATCAATATCGAGACATTGAAAAAAACAGTGTTCGAAACTGAACTTGAAACATCCGTCAAAGTGGACAACAAGACAATAATCAACAAATACAGTGCTGTTGTCTGCAATAATACATTTGCAAATTCAATGGTGTTCGACGCTGTCGACATATACGATGTAATGATATCCTATTATCAAAATGCGAAAAAGACATTTACTATTTCCTTCTATTCGACGAAGGACGATGTAGATTGTTCGGCTATCGCAAAGTCGTTCGGCGGAGGCGGTCACAAGGGTGCTGCGGGATGTCAACAGGAAAAACTGATGTTTGAAATTACGGACAGACAGCCGGAGTGGAGAAATGAAAAAACTTAAAGTTCTTGTAGCATGCGAATGTTCCGGGAGGGTCAGGGAAGCCCTCACTTTTTTAAAAAAATCGGTGTCATCTGGCCTATGTCCTGTTCGGTGAAAATTTTAAAGGTGCCGTTGTTTTTCTTCGCATGTTCGATGGCAGCCTTCCATTTGCTGACATTTCTCGCATATGTAATGCTTTCGTTCATGTAGGTTTTCATTTTCTTTTTGCCTCTTACTGGAGGTACTGTTTCCTGGTAGGGCTTGACTTCGACATAGTATTTCTTGTTTTGTTTTGTCCTTACATCGTATGTGATGAAATAGAAGTCTATGAAATACCTGTGTATGGTGGGACAGTTGTTCAGTGTGAGACGTGTGGGATCGAGATAGTTGACGACTACCGATTCCGAACCCCATTGAAGTATTTTTTGCGACAGGTCGAGGCAGACCATGAGTTTGTATTCCAGACCGGAACGGTAGGTGATGGGTGTTTTACCCTTGTATTTCCCGGTGTTTTTCGGTTTGAAATACCCTGTTTTTGCAGAACGGTATGATGCCATGATTTCTCCTTTTCAAACTTTTTCGAAAGTATTTATGATTTTCAATGTGAAAAATCGAATTTTAGAGTTATATTAAACCAACAATAACAAGGAGAATAATTATGAATGCGGCAAATGTAAAGACAACAAAACCAGCAACCCAAAAGGAATTTGACAAAATTGAACTGGAAAGAATGAAGTTCGAACTGGAACGTGACAGATGGTATATGTTGATGGACAAATGCAGCTGTGCAAGGGAAAATTTTATTATTATCAGGGATAATCCGGCTAATATTACAAAGAAAAATAGAGAATGTCTACTAAAAGCTAATATTGAAATTCTTAAACAATTCACTGTAAAGGCAAAATGAATGAAAAAATCGTTTGTGGACAAGTACAGGCCGGCAATGCTGGCGGATATGCTGCTGGATGAAACTACAAGAAGTCTGTTGAAGACATATCTTGATAAGAAGACCATTCCTCATCTGCTTCTTACGGGAAGCCAGGGCATAGGGAAAACCACCCTTGCAAGGATAATAGTGTCCGAACTGGGATCCAACAGCATCTATATCAATTCCTCCATGGACAACGGCATAGACATTGTCAGGACACGCATATCGGAGTTCTGCAACGCCATAGCCATAAACGGCGAAGTGCCCAAGATTGTGATCATGGACGAGTTCGACAACAACTCGCATGCCTCCCAGTCGGCTCTGAGGGGTCTTATAGAGTCGTCGTCGGACGATACCCGTTTCATATTGACTGCGAACTACCCTGCGAAGATAATGGATGCGATCAAGTCCAGATGTACACCCGTACCTCTGTCGTTCTCCATAGCGGATGTTTCAAGAAAAGCGGCAAGCATCATCAAGAACGATAATATATCGGCGGACAAGGATGTTTTCAAGCAGTTCATAGAGACAGTCATCTTCAATAAATTTCCCGATATAAGGGATATCATACAGAATCTTGAAATGTGGTGTATAACCGGTACGTTGACTCCAGTATACAACAAGGTGTCCGGACATCCGGAAATCATTAAATTAATAATGGAGACTGATAAACCAAGGGAAGTCAGAAAGTATCTCATAGAAAATGAGACATTGTTCAACCGGGACTACATAGGACTGGCACAGGAACTTTTCAATAATATTGAAACAGATGAAAAAATGAACATTGTAGCCGGGTATCTGTTCAGGATGCATCAGGTGGCTGATGTCGAGATCCAGTTCAGCGCAATGGTAATTGCCCTGAAAAATCTATAAATAAATAAAACAGAAAGATTATCATTATGAGCTTTGTTCCTAAATGCAACATGTGCGGTGAAATTGCGCCGAAGGCTGTTTTCGAGGAAACACCTATTCAAATGCAACTGCCCAACTACAAGGGCGAGATGTATAATTTCTATGTCAACATCATGCTGGAAAAGGAATCCGACTCCATACGGGTCGAACAGATGATGAGCCATATGAACGAACAACCGGACATGGAGCAGATGATGCAGAAGATGGGCAAGGGCAAAAGCAAGACACTTATACAGGATATCTATAGCAAGCTGGAAGAACCGGAACCGCTGATATGCGACAGATGCAAGAAGAAACTTGCAAGTTTCCTGGTGGATTACGGTTCATATCAGATGAAAGAATTTTGAATGAATGTCAATATTGCGGAGTGGAGCAGTGGTTAGCTCGTCAGGTTCATAACCTGTAGGTCGTCGGTTCGAATCCGACCTCCGCTACCAATTTATGTTCCAAGGTAGCTCAATTGGTAGAGCATCTGATTGTTAATCAGAAGGTTTTTGGTTCGAATCCGGATCTTGGAGCCATTTAAATAAAGGTTTGAAATATGTCGGAAAAAATAGGAGTCGGTATTGTTTCGTTCGACAGGGAAGACTTGTTTAAAAAATGTTTCAAGTCCGTTCCATCCGGCATGGACACATACATCTCCATAACCGGCAAACCGTATAAATCCCTGTACAAGGGTGCGAAGGAAGTGTTCGAGTTCGAAACACCTTCGTGTGTGGGAAAGGGAAAGAACAAACTTCTTCAGATGATGATAAGGGACGGCTGCGATCATATATTCATAATCGAAGACGACATGCAGATAAAAGATGCTTCCGTCTTTGAAAAATACATAGAGCACAGGAACGCCACAGGTATACTGCATCTCAATTTCGGCTATCACGGCCCCGGCAATATAATCGAAGGCAAGAAACATCCCAGATGTGTAATCAACTATGAAAACGGTATCAAGATAGCACTGAACGCCAACTGCATAGGCGCATTCAGCTATTATGATAGGAAAGTGATAAACACAGTCGGATACATCGACGAATATTTCAACAACTGCTGGGATCATGTGGAACATACCTACCGTATAATACAGGCTGGTATGACAACACCCTTCTGGTGGTTCGCCGACATTGCGGAAAGCGACCAGTATATAATCGACAATGATGCCTGCCTGTCTGAAAGTGTAATCAGGAAGAACACCGAAGAATGGACAAATGACATGGTCGACGGTACTAATTATTTCCAGAAGAAACATGGATGCATACCGTCGACAATACCCAACAAACCTATTCGGGAAGTTGTTGTATCCTTGAAGGATTTGAACAAAAAATGGAAAAAAACCATAGGAGATTGAAATGATAGTTGACTGGAACAGGGCCAGACAGGCTGTTGACATTGCTCATGTCACAGGCGGGAATGCGGTATTTACAAACGGGTGTTTCGACATACTGCATGTCGGACATGTTCAATATCTGGAATATGCCAGAAGCCTGGGTGATATTCTCATTGTCGGCGTCAACTCGGACGATTCGGTGAAAAGATACAAGGGTAAAGACAGGCCGATAGTGCCTGAACATGAAAGATGTCTGATGCTTTCCGGTCTGAGAAGCGTGGATCAGGTAGTCATATTCGACGAGGACGAACCCAAGGATCTTATCAGACACATATTGCCGGACATACTTGTCAAGGGCGGAGACTGGGCGCATTATGTGAGCGGCAGGGAGATAGTGGAGGAGAACGGCGGTAAAGTTGTTCTTGCAGAGTTTATCAAAGGAAAATCTACAACAAATATAATTGAAAAAATATTAGAGACACATGAAAAATAAAATCGGAATAGGAGTTATAACATATAACAGGATCGACTACTTTAAAAAGTGTATCGGTTCCATACCGTCCTGCGATGAAATAGTAGTGGTGAACGACGGCGATCCCTATCCTGGTGAAACATATCTGTCCAATATAACCAAATGTATCCAGCATAAGACCAACAAAAGCGTGGGTGTGTCGAAGAACGAGGCGATGAAATATCTCATGGACAAGGGATGCGACCATATATTCATCATAGAGGATGACATGGAAATATTGTCGCCGGACATATTCAAGACATATATCAATGCGTCCAGGATAAGCGGCATACAGCATTTCAACTACGGACCCGGCAGTCCGTGGAACAGGGAGAAACAGGATAAGAACGGAGTGCCCAGACCGAGGTTGACCATAGACTATGGCGACGGATGCAGGATATCGATGTTCCTGCATACTGTGGCGATGTTTTCGTATTTCAGCAGAATGGCGATAGAGACTGCCGGCTATCATGACGAGAATTTTCACAATGCATGGGAGCATATTGAAATCACGGCACGCATTATAAAGACGGGAATGCATACTCCCTTCTGGTGGTTCGCCGATATTGCGGACAGCGATAAATATATAACGGAACAGGAGAATGCCATAGAGAACAGTTCCATAATAAAGGACAAGAGCAAATGGCAGGAGAATATCAGGAAGGGTATCGAGTATCATGTGGAGAAATACGGCATGCATCCGACGCAATACCCGCAGGTTCCTGTTGAGGATGTTATAAAAACGGTAAAGGAAATAAAGGAGAAGTACGGTGAAAATACTGGTTAAGTTTCCTGTCAGGGGCAGAGTTGAAAAGTTTTTCACCACTTTCGACCGCTATCATGAAATGGCTGAAAACAAGGATCAGATGAGATTCATTGTCACATGCGACACCGACGACGATAAAATGAACAATCCCGAAGTTGCCGGGAGAATCAAATTATACAGCAATACCGAATATCAGTGTCTGGACAACAATAACAAGGTCGAGGCCGTGAACAATGGAATTCCAAAGGACGGCTATGACATTATATTGCTCGCAAGCGACGATATGATCCCTGTTGTCACCGGCTATGACGAGATAATAAGACAATTGTTCATAAAATATTTTCCCGATACCGACGGCGTGACATGGTTCAACGACGGACTGCAGGAGAACAGGCTGAACACCCTCTGCATATTGGGCAGGAAATACTATGAAAGGTTCGGATATATCTATCATCCTTCGTATAAACAATTATATTCCGACAATGAATTTACTTTTGTCAGTAAAAAAATCGGAAAAGTGGTGTATATTAAGGAAGTGATTATCGAACACAGACATCCGAGTCTGACGAACACGAAGGATGAGATGAATTTCAGGGACGACAAGTTTATCGACGAGGACAAGGAGAATCTTTTTAAGCGGATGAAAAACAATTTTAACTAGGAGAATGGAATATGTTAAATTTTTTTAAAAAAAAATATGTTTATGAAACATTTGAAGTTGATATAACAAAACCACCATTACCGCCACCTATGAGAATGATGAATGCATTTGGTGAAACAAAAGAAAGTATACAAAATACTAAAAATTGGTATGATTATAATGCAATATATAGTAAAGAATTAGAAAAGTGAAGGTATGAATATGAAAATTGGAATTTTGATGCCCAGCAGGGAACGGACAGTGTTCAAGATCAATGTAATCAATTCTATAATGAGTACTGCGTCGGACATGAACAATGTCAATCTGTATTTTGGAGTGGACGATGACGATCCCACCAGGGAGGATGTATTCAGGATATGCGACAAATACCCCTTTGTCCATATGATACCTGTACACAACGAGGGAAAATTCATAGGAATCAACCGGATATGGAACATACTCGCCGACAACTGTCCCGACCAGATATTCGAATGTCTGGGCGACGACTCCATATTCAGGACAAAGAACTGGGATGCCGCCATACTCGAGGAGTTCAGTGAAACAAGATGTCCGCCCGACAGGATCAAGCTTGTGCATTGCTGGGACGGAGTATACGGAGACAAATTGTGCATCACTCATTCCCTCGACAGGCAGTATTACAAGATACTGGGATATTTCTGTAAGAAGGAATTCCTGATAGGATGGTCCGACCAGTGGATATATCAGACCTACAAGGCGTTTGACAGGATTGTATACAGGCCGGACATATTCATCGAGCATGTGCATTTCAACAACAACAGCCGTCCGGCGGATCATATCAACCACCGTATGCTTCAGGCGGACCATGCAGGCGGACAGGGCAGTACGAGCGACAGGCTATGGCACAGTCTGGTGGACGAGAGGATAGATGCGGTGAACAAGCTTGCCGGATATTTGAAGACGGAACCTGACTGGGAAGTTGTCGACAGGGATAGGAAATGAAAAAATTCGGACTAATACAGCCTGGCAGACTCGGGGATCTTATAATATTGATTCCCGCCATGAAATTTCTGCATGACAAGGGCTATGAAATATATTGGCCTATTTTCGAGAACTACATCTGGATGTTCGAGGAGATAGTTGATTATGTCAAATTCATTCCCGTGAAGAACAATGTATATACGGCAGTACCCGAATCCTATGAATTGTTGAAAAACAAATACAATGTCGATGCGGCAGTCGATACAGCCGCTACATTTCCGGGAAGCGCATGTACTGTCGAATATGTAAAAAGCGGCGACGGATACGGCGAGAACTATGATGCTTTCAAATACCGGCTGTTGAACATACCTCTTGATGAAAAATGGAAATTTGAAAAATGTATTTTCAGAAACATGGAAAAAGAAGATGAAGTTTTCAATGCTGTCGTACCGGGTGATAAATATGTTATAACATCCAGGACATGTTCCAGTGGAAAATATGATATTCAAATCGATACAAAAGGTCTGCCTCTTGTTGAAATGAACATGCAATATAGCATGTTTCACTGGATAGAGACACTGGAGAAGGCTGAAACAATAGTGTTGCTCAACAGCGGATTGCTGTGTCTTGTGGAACAGATGTGCATGACAAACAGGAAAATAGTGCTTAAAATACCTAGCGGGAGACTGCCGGTTTTAAAAGAAGGATGGGAAATACGTGGATAGAATAGCATTTACAATCATTCTAAACGGACTGCATCATTTGAAACATAATGATTACTATAAGTTTATTCTTGATAATTTCAAATACTGGGTGGTAGTCGAGGGTGCGAGCGACAATACCGGTTCCACATCCTGGTGCAGGAACATGGACGGCAAGTATCATGAAAAAGGCATGTCCGTCGACGGCACTTCGGAATTCCTGCAGAAACTTTCAACAGAGTATTCCAATCTGATATATGTAGCACCTGACAACAGACTTTGGAAGAACAAGGACGAACAGGTGAACAAGGCCATGGAAAAAATAAAAGAACTTACAGACAAATGTTTTCTCTGGGAGATAGACATAGACGAACAGTGGACGGTCGAACAATTGAAAGTGTCGGAGGACATATTGTTGAAAACCGGTTCCAAGACAGTATGTTTCAAATGCAAATATTATGTAGGGAAGGATTTGATAGTCATGGGACAATGGGGCGAGGGCGGCATACTGCCGTACAGGAGACTTTGGAACTGGAACGGCGAAATGTTCAAGACACATGAACCTCCTGAACTAGAAGGAGGCAACGGTCAGATGATTCTCATACCGGTAAGGTTCAATCACTACTCGATGTATTTCGAAGAAGATGTCAAATTCAAGAACGACTGGTACACCGGACACGAGGGAATACATGAAAGATGGTTGAAATTGCAGAACGATACAGTTTTTCCGAAACATATAAGCGAATTGCTGGGTAGAAACACTCATTGGGGAAATACCGATACAATAATAACAAAGGTGAAATAATGCAGATACAGGATGGAAATGCTTTGTTGAAAGACAGAATTGAAAATAATAAACCTTTTGCGATAGGCAAGATAGGTGTGGTGGAACTGAAACTGATGTGCTGCTATCTCAATAACAAGAATTATAAAATGTTTTCGGACATGATACATGAGGCTACACATAATGCCGGCATATATCCGTACACCCAGGAAATGTTCGACAATTTTTCAAAACGGTACATGGACTGTCTGCAGGATATGGATTCGCTCGCTATCTGGAGCAGGGTCATACCTCAGCTGGAACAAGGTTTATGTTCCAGCGCCGGTGCCATACCGACAGGGCTGACGGACATTGAACCGTATCTGAACGACAATCCCTGGTCTCATTGTCTGAAAGGCAAGAATGTATTGGTTATAAGTCCGTTTGCCGGAACAATAGAGAAACAGTTTGCTGTCAGGGACAAAGTCTGGCCGAACGGCATATTGCCGGATTTCAATTTGAAGACCATCAGATACGAACATGCCAGGACTCTTGACCCGGATAGTAAATATGAAAGTACATTGCAGGCGGTCGACGAAACCAAGAAGATGATTGACGACATTGATTTCGACATAGCCATACTGGGTGTAGGAGGAGCATCGATTCTGCTTACATCATATATCAGGACAAAGAACAAAATAGCAATACACATGGGCGGTTCGACACAGATATTGTTCGGTGTGAAGGGCAGGAGATGGGATGTCATACCGTCCATCAGCAAATTCTACAACGATTCATGGGTCCGACCGGAACCGGGTGAAACTCCTCCTAAGATAAGCGATGTCGAAGGAGGGTGTTACTGGTGAGTACGGTAACTGTTTCCTATGATAAATGGAGCCGCATGGGCAATCATATGTTCATGTATGCGTTCGGGAAGATTCTGTCGTTGAAGATACAGTGTCCGTTCCATAGCATTCCTCTGGGAAACTTTAAAAACACCATGGGTGAAAATCCTGACTGCAAACAGACTGATCCCATACATACGAGACAATATGGTATTCACAGTGTGGACATGGACGAACTTGTCTCGACGGACAGGGATATCGTAGTTGATTCCTATGTTCAGAAATATTCCTATTTTACAGGATATGCCAATGTAATCAGAAAATGGTTCGAACTTGATACCGGCGGATTTGAATTTCCTGCGGAAGACGAACTTGTGATTCATGTGAGAGAAACTGACTATAAGGCTATAGGCAAGGTTTTGAATCCCGGCATATATTTGAAAATTATCAACAGCTTGAAATATCCGAAGTGTACCATTGTCACAGATAACTGTAATTCCGACATGATAAAATTTTTGAAAGATAATGGCTGCAATGTTTTCAGCAGTCAACCTGTCACTGAATTTTCATATTGCAACAACGAGAACATTATGAGGGATTTCATATACATGCTGCATGCCGGACATCTGCTTCTATCGCATTCGTCGTTTTCATGGTGGCCGGCATTTCTCGGTGAACATGCAAATGTATATTGTCCCGTTACGGACAACAACAATATGTGGAAGGAATTCCCGGGTGAGGACGACTCGGATTTGATAATGAACAGTTTTACAAGAGTTAAAGTATTGAAAAAAGGAGACTGATTTTGACATTTGTATTGTTTCATATAGGATGTCCGCTGCCTTTACATTTAAAATATTGCATAAGACAAATTATAAAAACTAATCCTGGAAAGAAAATATATCTGATAACTGATGCAGATACTGATGTATCAGGTGTACATATAATTCATATAGATCATTTGACCATACCTGACATAGGTGATTATTTTAAATATGATCCTATGGGGATATTGTTTAGAAATGCCATGTTGAGACAGTTTTATCTGGAAGCTTTTATGTTACAATACAATGTTGAAAATGTCATACATTTTGACAATGACATTCTATTGTATGAAAATGTTGATAATATATCAGATGAACTGGTAAAATATAATTTTATGATAACTCCTCATAATGATACTCAGTATGTTTTTGGATTTAGCTATATAAAAAACTACAGGAGCTGGCGGCAGATAAACACTTATATGTTGCAGCTGATACATATTGAAAGAAAAACACTGGATGAAATTGTAGGTCATATGGCACATGAAATGAGACTTTTGAACTATATCAACAATATTCATGGCAACAAACTTATGGAAATGCTTCCCGTTTGTCCTGTGAGTGCAGGCAGTTATAATTTTGAAAAATTCAATTTGTGTTTTGATCCGTCTTCATATGGACAAATTCTAGGAGGTGCCATACCTGAAATTCACAAATATATAGGATGTTCCGTATTACAGAAATTTATTAAAGTCAAATTTGAAAATAAAAAACCTGTTGTAAGGACAAAATATGGTGAATTTAAAATATTCAACCTGCATGTCCATAACAAGAAACTGGAGAATTTCATATGATGAATGAAATAATCATATATCAGCCATGGGGCGGACTGGGCGACAATCTGGGGCTTTCCAATATTCCCAGACTGTGTCATGAACATGGTATAAAATGCTATGTCAGTAACCAGAATGCCTGCCGCAATAATGAGATAAATGATCTTGTGTGGGGAAAAAATCCGTATGTCGACGGCAGGAAGGACAGCACCGACATGTCACGGAACGACAGAAATCGTTCGAAATTAAACAACAGGGATTGGAACGAAGTTAAAAATATACAGTGCAGATACGGGTTTGACCCCGTCAATCATTATCCGGAAATATATTATGAACCCAGATATATGGAAGAATTGAAAGATACAACTGTTATCGATATTGACTGCTATTCTTTTTATGCATATCCTAATTTTAAAAAACAGATAGTCATACCCAACTATGAAAAATGCCTGAACCACATCATACAGTCATGTGGCGACGGGAATGTCGTCAAAGTGAAAAACAATGTTTCATATACATTGTCGATGAATTTGAAGACCATGGAAAATGTCAAGGACGATATTGAAGTAACTTCACTGGAACATTATTGCGACATAATGTTTTCATGCAAAAACTATATATGCTGTAATTCAGGACAGATGGTTTTGTGCAGCACCATCAAGAATCAATCTGACAGTGGAGCAAATATTTTTTCATTCATGCTGGAAGAACATATACCGCCTAACAACTATAGCTGCTATGTTTTTAACAACACTACATATATAGCAATAGATACAATGAGAACAATGGAGAATGTGAAATGAAATATCTAGTTACGGGAGCAACAGGGTTTGCAGGTCCGCATCTTGCAAAGAGACTGGTTGAGTCCGGACACAATGTCTACGGTTCGTACAGAGGCGAGTATGACGACAGGTTTGTGGATGTCGAACGAATAACGGGTGACAGTTTCAAAGACATATTATTTTACAAATGCGATCTTGCCGACACCGACAGGATAATACAGATGGTCAGACATTTCAAGTTCGACGGTATATTCCACCTGGGCGGTCTGACACATATCCCGACGGCGTTCGACGATCCGGGACTTGCGATAAAAATCAACACTTCGAGCACTGTGACATTATGCAACGCAATATGGAAATATTGTCCGGAATGCATATTGATGTACTGTTCCGCCGGATCTGTATACGATACATATACCGAACCTGTTATGATCGACGAGACTTTTCCAATGTCGCCCTCCAACCCGTATGGTGTTTCGAAGGCGATGTCCGAACTGTACATATCCGAAAGGACATTGAATGATGGGCTGGATGCGTTTATTGTCAGACCTTTCAGTCATACTGGACCGGGTAGGAGAAGAGAGTTCGCAATAGCCTCCGACGCCGCACAGATAGCTGACATTGTCAAAGGCGACTTGAAACCCGTCATCAATGTAGGCAACCTTGCTTCCAGAAGAGTTATCATGGATGTAAGGGATGTTGTGGAAGTCTATGAGCGTCTTATGGAAAAAAGATACAGCGGCGATATAGAGAATGGTGAAATATTCAATATCGGCGGAGACAATATTCATACCATAGGAGAATATCTCGACATCATGCTGGACATCTGCAATATTAAAGATGTTGTGCTGCAAACAGATCTTAATCTTCTACGTCCAGTCGAATCATCCATACAGATTCCCGACAGCGGCAAGGTGAGAAAACTGCTTGATTGGAAGCCGGAAACCGACATCAGGAAAATTTTAAAGGATTTGTTGGAATATTGGCTTAAAAAATAATAGAACACTGTTATATTAAGTATAATGAAATAACAAGGAAAGCAACATGAGTGTCAAGGATTGTGATTCGCACAAGCTGATGTATCATCCTGAATATGTGGTCAAGTGGCTCAATAACGGGACTGTACCTATCCATGCGGAAGTGGGCATTACGAACAGGTGCAACCATAAATGCAAATTCTGCGTACTGGACTGGACAACGCATGGTCAGGTTGATATCGAGAAAGATATTTTTTCCGGCACATTGAAGGATATGTCCGAGATGGGTGTGAAGTCAGTATATTATGCCGGCGAGGGCGAACCCACCCTTCATAAGGATTTTGCATATTTTATCGAATACGGCAAATCAATGGGCATGAGCCAGGCATTGTCGACCAACGGTACATTGCTGAACAGCGAAATGGCCGGAAAGATATTGAAACATATGTCATGGATAAGATTCAGCATCGATGCCGGAACTTCCAACACATATTCGGCGATACATGGTGTCGCTCCCGGATTCTACGATAAAGTCCTGCAAAATATAAAGGACTGTGTCAGAATCAAGAAAGAAAACAACTATGATGTTGACATAGGTGTTCAGATGGTGCTTATGACCGACAATATAAACGAGGCTGAAATACTCGGCAGATGGTGCAAAGACGAGGGTGTTGACAACTTTCAGGTGAAACCTGCGCATAATCATCCCAAGAGCTCGTTTACAACAGGCATATACAAGTTCGTGCATGACTCGCTGCAGGAAAATCTTGAAAAATTGCAGAATGAAGATTTTACAGTTGTTGTCAGGGTAAAGAGCGCCGAACGGCTGACCATGGATAAAGACTATGTCGAATGTCACGGTTTCCATTATTATGTCATTATCGACGCCATGGGCAATATAATACCGTGCGCCATATTCTACAACGAACCTGATTACATGTACGGCAACCTGCATAAAAATTCTTTCAAAGAGATATGGACAGGTCAGCGGAGACTTGACATAATTCAAAAGATAGCTGACAGAAAGTTTTGCACATGCGGAAAATATGCATGCCGGCTGGATGTTCTCAACAGATATCTGCAGCGGGTCAAATACCCGGAAAGGAACGACGAATTCATTTGAAAACAATATTGTTTATAATCAGGGAAATGAAAATGGAGCATCTGGGTGTGATGTATCTGATATCTTCATTGAAGAAAGCAGGTCACGCAGTATTGCTTCATAGAATGGATGCCGATTGCGGCGATGTCTTTATCAGAACAAACAACATCGAGCCGGACTATGTATGCTATTCGGTATGTTCCGGTTCCGAACAATATTATTTCAATCTGGACAAGGAGTTGAAAACAAAATTACAGGACATGGATTTCATATCCGTGTTCGGCGGTCCGGCAGTCACATTCAATCCGGAACTGTTCGAGGGCAGGAACTATATAAGAGGTGAAAGCGAGAATGCGCTGGTTGATTTTATCGAACACGGCAAGTGTACGGATCTGAAACTTGTCGACATAGACAATATTCCGGTGCCTGATAGACATCTTGTCTATTCATATCCGGAAATGAAAAGCAATCCGATCAAGAACATGATGACCAGGAGGGGATGCAAGTTCAACTGTTCGTACTGTTTCAACCATATTTGGAACAAATTGCACAAGGGACAGTACAGAAGCGTCATAAGACTGAGGAATGTGGACGATGTAACAGATGAAGCACTGGATTTGAAGGAGAACTGGCAGCCTCTGGAACTGATACATATAATGGACGACAACTTCGCACGTCCCGTCAAATGGCTGAAAAAATTCGCACCGCTGTACAGGAACAAGGTAGGAGTTCCTTTCATATGCAATGCTCATCCCAATGATCTGACCGACGATATAGCGAAGATGCTGTCGGATTCCGGATGCGTCATAATAAGTCTTGCACTGGAATCGGCGAACGACTGCAATAGAACCGAAATATTGAACCGGACAAACGACAGGGTCACTGTGAAGAAAGCGGTTGAAATATGCAGAAAGTATAATATACGCACCAGACTGCAGAATATAATAGGACTTCCCGTCGAAGATTCCCTGGGAGACGCATATGAGACACTTGATTTCAACATAGAATGCAGACCTACGAATTCATGGAGCGCAATATTGCAATGCTATAAAGGTACTGCTATATATGAAAGGGCGCTGAAAGAGGGATATGCTCCAGAAGACGGTTCGGTCGACGAGGGGTTTTTCGGCATATCCACATTGAAACTGAAGAACAAGGTCCAGATAGAAAGACTGCACAAGCTATGGCCTCTGATAGCGGCCTATCCCATACCCTTTAGAAAGCTTGCACCATTGCTGACAAGAATACCGATGACCATGAGCATGTACGGCAGACTGTTCAGGTTCACTAAAAGATGGCTGTCCGAGAGGGATTTGTGGAAAAACAAATGAAATATGTAACAGGTGAGAAAATACAGGAACTGACCAATTTGACTATGATATTCGAAGATCAGATAAACCTGGATCTTGCAGAGACACAGATGAAAAATACAAATTGCCGGCAGATCAGATTCGGCGGACTTGTCCGGGAATTACCGGTCATTGTCAGAAATGCCAGATCTATATTCATATATATGCACGGCATGGATATTTTTTTCAGCAGAATATTTCCTTTGCTGGAACATGCTGTTACAGTTGTTACCCATAATTCTGACAATGGTGTTATGGAGAAACACAGGCAATATCTGGATGACGGTAAAATAATCAGGTGGTTTGCACAGAATGCCGATATCGAACATCCCAAACTGACATCTATACCCATAGGCATAGCTAATTCCCAGTGGCAGCACGGCAATCTGGCGTTGTTCGACAAGATCAGAAGCGAGAACAACAAGAAGGATAATCTGGTATATAACAACTTCGATGTCAATACTTCGCATTGCAACAGACAGCATGTCGCAGCGGCATTGATGAAAAACGGTATCACTATGGCTACGAGGAAACCTGTGGAGGAATTTCTCAGGGATATCTCCAAATCGGTATTCACAATATGTCCGATGGGAAGCGGGACTGATACTCACAGAATATGGGAGGCGTTGTATCTGGGTTCGATACCCGTGGTATGTGACTGTCCGCATGACAGGGGTTTCAAGGAACTTCCCATGGTGTTCATACCGGAGGGACAGTTCAGGAACTGGGACATGGTTACAGAAAAGTTTCTCAGTGATAAATATGAAGAAATGAAAGACAAGCCATATGACTTGTCCAAGCTGGATTTGAACTATTGGAGAAATCAAATATGCAGCTGATAGACGATAAACAGGTATCGGACATATATGATAGTCATGTTGTGATTAACGATACGGCTGAATATCTGAACAGGTATGTTCCTGTTCCCATGCATATGAACAACAGGAACTGGAAATGGGAGGACAAGGATTTCCCGAGGGTC